TAAAGAGATGCGGAGACAGTTTTACGTTCAGTATCCTGCGGTAGAGAACGTATACGCGCATCGAGGTAAACGGACCGGGGCGTTCCCGAACAAAGGAAAATGGCATGAACACGCTGCGTGATTTACTTGGGATGAACCCTTTAAGGCCTCTTATAGCGTTTGGCGGTGACGGCGGCGGTGGCGGTGGCGGCGGCGGTGGTGGCGGTGGCGGTGGTGGCTCCTCTAGCAGCAGTTCCTCGTCCACGAAGACCAACCAAGACCGGATTAACGAAATCTATGCTGCGAGTGACGACCCTTGGGGGTCCAACGGGGCAGAGTTGAATGCGCTGGTTAATGACCGGAGCGGAACTTACAGTGGCGGCGGTGGATCGACCACGACGACGACTTCCTCAAGCAACAATGACAAGCCTGCTCCTCAGTCTCAAGCTAAGAAAACACCGTCTCCTGCACCTGCACCCACGGTTGTTAAGACTGGTACGACGTTAAAGACGGGCACTGTTTTAAATAGTAAAGACGACCCGGTTGTATTTACGCCTAAAGACGACGGTGGGTATATAGGTCAGAACCAGTCTACTTTGCCTGCTGCGGAACCTGCGACGTTTGGCGATGCGTTTGCCGAGAACCGCGCTGCGGGTAACGAGACGTTTACTTACAACGGAAATCTGTACACCACGGAGCTTGCATCTGAGACTCCTGTTAACGAAGTGCGGACGTTGCCTAGTGGCACTGAGTACTATGTGGATGCTTCGGGTCAGTTTGCGGGATTAGTTCCGGATTCAACGCCTGCTTCGTCTGTTAGTTACGATGCGTTTGGGAATGCGTATGACACTCCGGCTGCTGCGGCGCAGGCGGACCAAGTGGCCGAGGCTCAGTCTGCGGCGGCCCAGAACGCTATCACTTCAGCGAGCAACGCGGCTCTTGATCCTCGTGGCGACCAGATTCAGTCTCCTACGAGCAACGGCGCTGGGATAGCTTCGTTGGGCGAGGACGATGTTATGTCTCAACCTGTCGTTACTTCTGCTAGTCAGGAGTATTTGGACTCGTTGCCTGACTTTAGCTATGACTTCACGGCGGATGATGCTGGGTCCCCGCTTCCTGATTCGTCTCAAGTTGCAGGCGGTGATTGGGAAGAGTATTTTAAGAACGCCAGTACACAGGACATACTGAACACGGCGGGCTCGAATGTTACGCTTCCTGTTACTCCAGATGCCACTCCTTCGTATGATGCGTTTGGCAATGAGTACGCCACGGCGGAAGAGGCCGCGGCAGCGGATCTATCTGCGGAGGCCGCGGCTTCGAACTACGGCACCATGTCTCAGCAGGACTTTGTGGACCAGTACGCGACTGACGACGCGGCTGGGATTTCTGATGTGTTGAAATATGCAGCGATTGTTGGTCCGGAAAATGTTGGTAACATGCTTTCAGGGATGGGCCGTCAGTCTCAGATAACTTCTCCGTTGAATATTGTCCCTACGACGGGCAGGGAAGTTGGTATTAACGCATTAATACCTTACTTGACTAATCAGTTTGGTACTCTCTTAATGTCTGAAGAGGACAAACGGGCTCGAATGCTAGCGGCGGATCCAAACAGAGCGGCGTCTCTTACGTCTCAGGGCTTACAGGACGTAGGAGGTTATTTGTCGGAAACTGTTTCTCCGGCTATTCGTAATTACTTGCAGCCGGAGTCGGGGCAGGCGGTTTTTCAAGGTGATTTGGGTGGACCTCTTACCGTAACGGACTTGTCGGGCAATCAGCTTACAGGTTCGCAAGCGCGGCAGGGTATCGCTAATACGACGGCTGGTGAGGTTTCAGACACGGCTCTGGACATAGCTTTAGGTGCTAACCCTATTACAAGAACAATATCCGCAGCTCTCAACGCGGGCGAACAGCTTACGGGTTTAGAGCAGGGCATTTCTAGTAATATAGACGAGGCCTATGTCAGCGGAGCGTTAGACGGCAATGCGACGTTCCAAAAAGCCTTGAAGGCTCAAGGCGGAGATGTTGATAAGGCTTTGGGTGTAATCAAGGACTTAGCGTATGTTTCGGGCGATATTCCGGCTTATCAACAGGTTGCGGCGAGTGGCGTAGTGGACGCTGTCCTGCCTAAAGTTGGTAAAGGGGTTTTGGGGTTCGGTAAGGAAATTGCTAAACGGGGTGCAGTAGAAGGCGGACAAGGTGCATTTGAAAGCTACACCGCAATTAACGCCATTAATCAGGCTCTAGGTACAGACTTTGACCCGACCAAAAACATCGTCGGCGCGGCAGCGACTGAGGGTGTGGCAGGTACGGGCGCAGCGACTGTCGGCTCTGCTGTCGCTCAAGGCTTGAGCGCAAGGCAGCGGCGAGACGCTTTAGACGAGGCGGCGGTTATGAGTCAGCCTGTTGTCGCTCCTTACGGCGGTATGGACACATCTGGTATTACTCCAGGCTTTAAACAGGGTAGATCTTCCAGTAGTGCAGGTAGCCCTGGGACAATCGAGGGTCAGTTCACGGTTTATGATCCGAATCTCAGTCCAACAGCTGGAGAGCCAGCTAGTTCCACGGTTTCCACAGCGTATGACTTAGAAGGTCCAGAAGCGGGATTGGCTCTTACGGATCAACGGGATCCGATGACAACGTCTATGGAGGCCATGGCGGCTCAAGAGATTATCAACGATCAGGTTAATCAGACGGGCACTGTAGATTTCGGAATACTGCAGAGGATTCAGAACGCAACGGGTCTGTCCATGAATGAACTTGGGACTATGGTTGAGTCGGCAACGAGCACTAAGCTCACTCCCGATCAGATTGCAGCAATTGAGAGTGCTCCTGTTGGTGATGTTATGACTAACGCACCTGTAGCACCGGGTTTTGATGACGAGGTTACGGGCAACTTTGGTGGCAGCAATATCTCGGTCAGGCCTAATCCAGACGGGACAACTACATTAACGGCTCCAAGTGGGCGGATTTCGGTTGTTGAGCCAGGTCAAGACCTTGATCAAGCGATTAAGGTGTTTGACGAGATTGTTACGCCTATCGATGTTCAGACGGATGCGCCTGTATTACAGAGTTCTGGTCAGGGGCTCGCGGCTCCAGACTTTACGGCTGCCCCGTTTGCTTCGACCAACATTGGCGGGTTGTCGTCACTTGGCCTTCCAAGTGGTGCGGATTTAACTCCTGCGGTGGACACTTCTTCTGGCCGAGACGTTATCACCAGCAAGATGGACTCTGACAACACCTTTGCAGAGGTTTCTGACGCGCAGGCTGTTGCAAATGCAGAGGCAATCAAGGCACAAGAAGTAGCGTACACTGAAACTAAGGCTGCTACGGGCAGTGATAGTGCTGCGGAAGCTGCTGGAGAAGCCGCTTATAACTCTTCTATTGCCGCCTCTTCCGTTACGGAAACAGATGACGGTGGTGCCGAGGTTGAGATTGCAGATAACCTGTTTGAAGCCGCCAACAAAGCGGATCAGGACGTTGTCACAGTTAACGCAGACGGAACTGCGACAGTTGCGGTAGATCCTAACGCGGTTGAAACAGGCACAGACGTTGCGGTTGTTCCAGAAACTACAACGGACGTTACAACTAACGCAGACGGAACGACTGATGTGGTGGTTGATGGCACTACGGATCTCACCACTGCTGCAACAACGGATCTCACCGTAGATGGCGACACAGATACGGACACGGATACAACAGCCGTCACGGTTGTAGATGACGCTATCGAAGGAACTGCCACTGAGATATCTGGGTCCTTGACAGATCAAACTCCAGACACAGACACCAAGACGACGGTGGTTCCAGTGGTTGATAACGATATATCTATGCTTACAGAGATCGAACCGCCTGACGAAGAAGAAGAAGAAGTCCAGGTCGATGTCGAAGACGAAGTAAAACCGGGCGGCGATGTCACAGTTGATCTTGACGAGGACGACACCTTTGTACCTGTGATCACGTCTACTGATGAAAACGGAGAGACGATTACCGAGTGTCCGGAGGGATACACCATGGTTGAGGGTCCAGATGGTCCGATGTGCCAGAAGTCTGTGACAGCAACTCGTCAACGTGCGGGCGCTGGAACGAGAGCTTACACGGGTCTGGCAGGCAACATAGGACGTACAGGCCCTGGGCAGCGTAGAAAGACTACTACTTTAACCGAACGTGTACGGCCAACAGTTAGAAGCGCATGAACTTACAAGCCTTACCAGAGGACGCTTTAAAGGAGATCTTGGCCTTAACCGAGGCCAAGAAGCGGTTGGACACTCGTGAAAAAGCGCATGATTATTTCATGCCGTTTGCTCATCATGTGTATGAGAACTTTATTGAGGGCCAGCATCACCGTGTTATTGCGGAAAAGCTGGAGTTAGTTGCGCAGGGCAAGTTGAAGCGGTTGATTATCAACATGCCGCCTCGACATTCTAAGTCTGAGTTTGCTAGTTTCTTGATGCCTGCGTGGTTCTTGGGCCGAAATCCGAAGCTCAAGATTATTCAGGCGACACACAACACTGAGTTGGCGGTTCGGTTTGGTCGCAAGGTCAGGGACCTTATAGACGATCCACAATATAAAGACATCTTTCCTGATACCAATCTGAAAGAAGACAACAAGGGCGCTGGTAAATGGCAGACTGACAAGGGCGGCGAGTACTTTGCGGCGGGTGTTGGGGCTGCGGTTACGGGTCGTGGTGCGGATTTGTTTGTAATTGACGATCCACACTCGGAGCAAGACGCTTTGAGTGAGAGTGCGTTTGACAATGCGTATGAGTGGTACACTTCTGGACCCCGTCAGCGTCTTCAACCTGGCGGTGCGATCATAATTGTTATGACTCGTTGGGGTAAAAAAGACTTGACAGGCCGTTTGTTGGCCGCGCAGGGCAGCGATATCATGGCGGATCAGTGGGAGGTTGTGGAATTTCCTGCAATTCTGCCGTCTGACAGGCCGTTGTGGCCTGAGTTCTGGGATAAAGACGCGCTGTTGTCGATCAAGGCGTCATTGCCTGTGCAAAAATGGAATGCGCAGTGGCAGCAGACGCCGACGAGTTCTGATTCTGCGATTATTAAGCGGGAGTGGTGGCAATCGTGGGAGAAGAAAGAGATTCCTCCTGTAAAATACATCATTCAGTCTTATGATACGGCGTTTTCCAAGAAAGAATCTGCGGATTACAGCGCGATTACGACTTGGGGCGTGTTTGAGCCGGAGGAGGGCGGGTCTGACAATTTGATATTGCTGGATGCGCGGCGAGGTCGGTGGAATTTCCCTGAACTAAAGGAAGTTGCGTATGAAGAGCACGAATACTGGGAGCCGGACATGGTTGTGGTCGAAGCGAAAGCGACGGGTACACCTCTTATTGACGAGTTGCGGCTTCGGGGTATTCCTGCGTTAGGATTTTCGCCAGGAAAAGGGCGCGATAAGGTCACTAGGATGCACATGGTTGCGCCATTGTTCGAAGCTGGTGTAGTATGGGCACCAAACGACAAGAAGTTTGCTGATGAAGTTATCGAAGAAGTAGTTTCATTTCCTAATGGCGATCATGACGACTTTTGTGATAGCATGACGTTAGCACTGATGCGCTTTAGGCAGGGCGGTTTTGTCTCACTGCTTGGCGAGGAAGAAGAACACGACGAGTACCGTCGTAAACGGGAGTACTACTGATGGCATTGCCACCTCTTATAGATTCTGGAATCACCTCTGAAGACATGGTTCCTACAGAAGCCTCGGTCGAAGTTCCCGTTGAGGCTCAAGCTGAAATGTTTCCCAATGGAGCCGAGGTTATGCCTGACGGCGAGGGCGGGGCGATTGTCCAGGCGCTTCAAGAAATGATGATGTCTGCGGAGCAGGAAGAGCAAGTACCTCACAATGCGAACTTAGCGGAGTATTTAGATGATGGGTATCTTGGAGAAATTTCGTCGGACCTTCGGGCGTCTTTTGACGATGATATGGAATCTCGTTCAGAGTGGGAAGAGACTTACACAAAGGGTTTGGATCAGCTTGGAGTCAAGTACCAAGAGCGTACTGTCCCGTTTGAAGGAGCTTCTGGAGTCACGCACCCGCTGATTGCGGAGAGTGTTACTCAGTTTCAGGCGCAGGCTTACAAAGAGTTGTTGCCTTCTGGTGGCCCTGTAAAGACTCAGGTCTTGGGTTTACAGGACGCCCAGCGCGAGGAGCAGGCTGCTCGTGTTAAGGATTTCATGAACTACCAGATCATGGAAGTGATGGAAGAGTTTGATCCGGATATGGATCAGCTTTTGTTCTATTTACCGCTATCGGGTTCTACCTTTAAGAAGGTGTACTTTGACCAAGCTAAACAGCGGGCGGTGTCCAAGTTTATCCCTGCTCAAGATCTGGTTGTACCTTATGCGGCCTCTGATTTGGCTACGGCGTCTCGTGTAACTCATGTTCTTCGGATGGATGCTAACGAAGTACGCAAGATGCAGATTGCTGGTTTCTACCGTGAGGTAGAGTTAAGCAAGTATGAAGAGGACAACAACGAGGTTCGCCAGAAGATTGACGAACTGCAGGGTACATCTAAGACCTATACTGACGAAGTCTACACCGTGCTTGAGATGCATGTTGACCTGGACCTTGAAGGTTTTGAGGACATGGGCCCTGATGGGGAACCAACGGGTATTGCTCTTCCGTACATTGTGACGATTGATGAGGGCTCCGGTGAGGTTCTTGCTATACGCCGGAACTTTGAAGAGGGCACGGAAGTTGCCAAGAAGCAGCAGTATTTTGTTCACTACAAGTTTATGCCTGGTCTGGGATTCTATGGCTTTGGTTTGATCCACATGATCGGTGGTTTGGGCCGTGCAGCTACAAGTATTCTTCGCCAGTTGATCGACGCCGGGACCCTGGCAAACCTCCCAGCTGGGTTCAAGGCTCGGGGCGTAAGGGTTCGTAACGATGACGAGCCCTTACAACCTGGAGAGTGGCGTGACATTGACGCTCCTGGCGGCAACATCAGGGATGCAATTATCCCACTGCCGTACAAGGAGCCGTCAGGAACGCTGGCACAGCTTCTAGGAGCCCTTATAGAGGGCGGTAGGCGCTTTGTGTCACTGGCAGACCAGCAGACAGGCGACGGCAACACAGAGGCCCCTGTAGGGACTACAGTGGCTATGCTTGAGCGCGGCATGAAGGTTATGTCGGCTATTCATAAACGCTTGCACTATGCGCAGCGTCAGGAGTTCCGTGTGTTGGCTCGGATCTTTGGCGACAACATGCCTGCGGAGGGGTATCCATACGATGTGGCGGGCGGTGATCGGATGATCATGGCGGAAGACTTCGACGGGCGCGTTGATGTTATTCCTGTAAGTGATCCAAACATATTCTCGATGGCACAAAGGGTCACGTTGGCACAGACCCAGTTGCAGCTTGCGCAATCTAACCCACAGATGCACAACCTTCATGCGGCGTATCGTCGAATGTATCAGGCCCTTGAGGTCCAAAACATTGACGAGATTCTCCCACCTCCACCCCAGCCGCAGCCACTGGATCCTGCCATCGAGAATGCTCGTGCTTTGATGGGCGAGATCTTGAATACCTTCCCAGAGCAGGATCACGACGCGCACATCCGGATGCACATGGCGTTCATGAAGACTCCGCTGGTGGCTACGTCTCCACAGGTTATGGGTACGTTCTACGCTCACGTTATGGAGCACGTTTCGCAGAAGGCTCGGAAGATGGTTATGGCTGAGATCGAGTCGATAATTGGGCAGGCTCAGTTGGCAGCGCAGAGCGGGGCTATCGATCCCGTAGCTGCGCAACAGCAGATTGCCAAGGTTCAGCAGGACATGCAGGACCCTGGTCAGATGGAACTGTTGATTTCCATGCAGATGGAAAAGATCATGGCGGAGATTCTGCCAGGGCTTCTTCCTGCAGGGGGCAGTGCGATGGACGATCCGTTGGTTCAGATCCGGATGCAGGAGCTTGCGATCAAGCAAGAGGACTTGCAGCGTAAGAAAGAGGAAGATCAGGGCCAGATGTTGATTGAGTTGCAGAAGATGCAACAGCAGGCTGCGACATCTGCGGCACGGATCGAGAGTCAGGAAGACATTGCAGAAAACCGCAACGACGTTAACCGAGAGCGTATTGACGTTCAACGTAAAGCTATGGAGCGGAGAAATGCCTCTTAAAAAGGGTAGATCAAAAGATGTAATCAGCCAGAACATCAAGACCGAAATGGCTGCTGGAAAACCGCAAAAACAGGCGGTTGCCATTGCTTTGAGCAATGCAGGAAAGACTAAGTATTCCTCTGGCGGCACGGTTAATTCTAGGTTCAGTCCGATAGCCCGACCTCAGAGGTTTGTCGGAGAGTTCTGATGTTGTGCGTTCTTGTTTTCGTGTCCTTCGGGCATGCGTGGACAAGTGGCGGCAACCAGTTGTTTCAATACTGTTACTACGACTGTGGTACGGCAACCAACGGCTTGTGGTACGACAGGGTCTTTCGCGTTAACTATCTCTACGTTTGTCCCGCGAGGTACGTTGAAACATGATTGATCCTATTACAGCCGTTGGCCTCGCTACTTCCGCCTATAA